AAGGAACACGCCATGAGCCAGATCGACACCATCCTCACCCTGATCGCCCAGAAGCATCTGGGCATCGACACCCTGCAAACCCGCCACGCTGACAGCCTGGACTTCCACGACACGGCGGTGTGGTGCATCCGGGCCGCGCTGGAAGCGGCCTTCAAGGCGGGCGTCGAACTCGGCGCGTCGAGCCCGAAGGCCACGGAAGCGGAGATCGCCAAGGACTGATCGGAAACCCACGAAACCAAGCGCCAGAACCGATCAAAAGGCGCTTGGCTTCACTCCCGAACAGCGCGTTCATCACATCGTCATCTACCAACCCCGAAGGAGCAGCCCATGACCACCACCAACCTGACCCCGGCCCAGCACGCCATCCTCGCCAAGGCCATCAACACCAGCGGCGGCAAGATCGACTGGTTCCCCGACAACATCAAAGGCGGCGCGCGCAAAAAGGTGCTCGACGGCCTGTTCAACCGCGCTCTGATCACGCCCGATGGCGAGGGCTGGTGCGTCGCCGCCGAGGGCTACGACGCCTTGGGCATGAAGCGCCCCCACGTCAACGCCAAGCACGTCTCCAAGTTCGAGGCCAAACTCGACGCAATCATTGCCAACGCCGAAGCGGCGCAGGACGACACCGCAGACGCTGACGCGGAACTCGAAGCCGCCGTTGCCCAAGCCGAGGCATCCTTCAAAACGCCCGTCAAAGCGCCTCGTACCCGCGACAACAGCAAGCAAGCCGAAGTGATCCGGATGCTGCAACGCCCCGAGGGCGCAACCATCGGCCAGATCTGCACCGCCACCGGCTGGCAGGCGCACACGGTGCGCGGCACCTTCGCCGGGGCGTTCAAGAAGAAGCTGGGCCTGACCATCGTGTCGGACAAGCCGCAGGGCGGCGAGCGGGTGTACCGCATCGCCTGATCAGAAAGATCGAGAAAGAGGCCAAGTGGCGCTTGGCTTCTCAATCGAACAGCGCGTTACTACGGGTGTCGCAACGATCAACCCGAAGGAGCCAGAGATGAACACCACCACGCAGATCCCCGCCACCCAAAACGATGCCTGGGGCTTTTGGGGCACGATGAACGAACACGCCAGCGCCGCATGGCCCCTGGCGATGGCCGCCATCTCGGACGCCACCGGCCAGCCCTTCGAATCGGTACGGGTCTTCCTCGACAGCCGCCACGGACGCTACTTTGCGGACGACGTCCAGAACGGTCTCTATCAGGGCCAGTCCCTGGCGAACGCGATCAACGCCGCCACGGAGCGCTGGATGGGCTGGACGATTGGCCGCCAGACCAGCAAGCAGTACGGCATCCCACGCGGCCTGCCTTACCTGACGGGCTTCGTGATTCACTGCGAGATCCTCGACGAGTCGCTCGCTGCCTGATCGAGCGCCGCGCCATCCGCCTCGCGGGTGGCCTGCTTGCCGGTGAACTCCTCCCACCGGCGCACGATCACGTCGACGTACTTGGGGTCGAGTTCGATCAGCCGCGCAACGCGGCCTGATTTCTCTGCGGCGATCAAGGTCGTGCCCGAGCCACCGAAGGGGTCGAGCACCACGTTGCCGGGTCGGCTGGAATTGCGGATCGCGCGCTCGACCAACTCCACCGGCTTCATCGTCGGGTGCAGGTCGTTCTTCTGCGGCTTCTTGATGGCCCAGACGTCGCCCTGGTCGCGGTCGCCACACCAGTGGCGTGTCTCCCCCTCGGGCCATCCGTAGAGGATCGGCTCGTACTGGCGCTGGTAGTCGGCGCGGCCCAGCGTGAAGGTGTTCTTGGCCCAGATGATGAAGGTCGACCACTTGCCACCGGCTGCGCGGAAGGCGGCCTGCAGCACATCCAGTTCGCTCGACGACATCGCCACGTACATCCCGCCCCGGCAATGCGCAACGGTGGGCGTCAGTGCGGCCAGCAGAAAATCGTAGAACCCGTCGCCCAAGTTGTCGTTCAGGATCGCGCGATCCTTGCCACGCATCTTGTCCTTCGCGCTGTTGGCGTAGTTCACGTTGTAGGGCGGGTCTGTGAAGACCATGTCGACCGGCTCGCCTTGCAGCAAGGCCTCGTAGCTTGCATCCACGGTGGCATCGCCGCACAGTAGGCGGTGTGGGCCCAGCACCCAGACATCGCCCGGGCGCGAGATCGGCGTCTCGCCAATCTCCGGCACCGCATCCTCATCGGTCTGCCCCTCGTTGTCAGGCTCGTCGCCCGCGATCAGTTCGTCCAGCGCGTCGGCGTCGAAGCCGGTGATGTCGATGTCGAAGCCGTCCAGCTGCAAGGCTTCCAGTTCGATGCGCAACATCGCGTCGTCCCAACCCGCGTTCTCGGCGATGCGGTTGTCCGCGATGACCAAGGCGCGGCGCTGGGTCGGGCTCAGGTGATCGAGTACGACCACGGGCACGATCTGCAGCCCGAGCTTCTGCGCAGCCGCCAAGCGCCCATGCCCGGCAACGATCACGCCGTCACTGCCTGCAAGGATCGGATTCGTGAAGCCAAACTCGGCAATCGATGCAGCGATCTGGGCCACCTGATCATCCGAGTGCGTCCGCGCATTGCGTGCATAGGGCCGCAGTTTGGCGGTTGGCCACTGTTCGATCTTGTCTGCCAACCAGTTCATGCCAGCACCTCATCATCAACGGTGGTGGCGCGCTCGGCGGCAACCTGTTCGAACGATTGACCTGTTGCCAGCAGCGTGACCGGCACGCCAGGGTGGTTCTGCTGAAAGCGCTTGATGGCCACGTCCACGTACTGCGGTGCGATCTCCATGCTGCGGCAGAGGCGGCCAGTGCGCTGCGCAGCCAGCATCGTGGTACCGCTTCCACCGAAGGGCTCGAACACAATGTCTCCGGCTTCGGTGTAAGCCTCGATGGCAAACTCCGGCAACGCCACCGGGAACACAGCCGGGTGATCGATGTCCTGCCCGATCTTGCCCTTGTGGCGCATCACGCGGATCACCGAGTCGGGGATGCGAGTGTCCTGCGTCGGCTGACCCTTGTGTGTCCAGCCGCCGACCTCGCCATCCTTGCCGCGCATCGCCGTGGACGTCCCGTCAGCGCGCAGGTGCGATTCCTGCCCAGCGTGCTTGCAGGGCACGATCTTGTTCGGCTTGCGGCTTTCGCGGTTGAAGTGGAAGACGAACTCGAAGCTCGGGGCCAGTCGGCCCTGCCAGTCGCCAGGCATCCCCGGCCCCTGATCCCAGACGTACCACGCAAAGCGCCGCCAGCCCTGCTGGCGCATCCAAGATAGCCAACCGTCCCAATACGGGATCACTTCGTTGTCGCGGTGGATGAGGCCAAGGTTGACCAGCACCTGACCATCGGTCGCCATCGGCAGGTGTGCAAACACGCCGCGCATCAGGCCATCCCAATCGGTGATGCCGCCCGAGGTGTAATCGCGCTGGTTGCCGTAGGGCGGCGAGGTGAAGCACAGGCGAGAGACTTCACCCTTCATCAGCGCAGCGACCACGTCCCGGTCGGTGGCGTCGCCACAAATCAGGCGGTGCGACCCGATGGCCCAGACATCGCCGGGGCGCGACACCGCCACGACCGGCGCATCCGGCACGTCGTCCGCTGCGTCCGGCTCGTCGGTATCCGGCTCCGGGTCGGTACCGTCGTCGGTCACATCACCCGTGAGCAGCGCTTCAATCTCGGCATCCTCGAAACCGGTCAGGGCAAGGTCGTACCCGGCCTCGGACAAATCGGCCAGCTCCAGGGCCAGCATCTCTTCGTCCCAGCCCGCATCAAGCGCCAGCCGGTTGTCGGCGATCACCAGCGCCCGTTTCTGCGCGACGGTCAGATGGGCCAGTTCGATCACCGGCACCTGATCCAGGCCGAGCTTGCGGGCAGCGGCCAGACGCCCATGCCCGGCGATGATGCCGTTGTCGCCATCGACCAGGATCGGGTTCGTCCAGCCGTACTCGACGATGCTGGCCGCTATCTTGGCGATCTGGCCATCGGCGTGTGTGCGCGGATTGCGGGCGTAGGGAATCAGCGCCTCGACCTTGCGGTACTCGACGTTGAGCGTGTTCAAAGTGGACTTCCCAAAAGCAAAACCCGCCGAGCGTTGCCGCCGGGCGGGTTGGGTGAATGAAGATTCTGGTGGGGTGGTAACTGCGCCTGGGGGTGGTAACCGGGGCCGGTAACCTGGCCGACTGGTAACCTTGCCCGCGCCCTGACGCTAAAAAAGCGCCGCGCTCGCGCCCCCCGCATGGGATTTTGGACAGGAAGGACCCGTCGAATTTTCTGACCGGAAGCGATGCAGGCGTCACACCCACACCGCTCGCCAGATCATAGCGGCCATCCTATCAAAATCCGGCCTTTGTGTTGCATGCCAGTTTCATCCAAAAATGCCCAGAAGCCTTAAACCAAAGACATTCACGGTATGTATTGCTCTACTTGCCTCTCCAGTTTGGAAGAGTGACCGACGGCTGCGGTCTGGCGACCGTTCAGATGATCGGCCACGATCTGCAATGCCTTCTGCCACCGCCGCCAGGCAGTCGTGCGGTCACGCCCGAGGCGGCGGCAGATGAACTTCCACTCGTAGTGCTTGGCGCGCATCCAAACCAAATGCCGCTGCTCCACCTCCAGCCACTGCATCCAGCGCATCGTCTCCAGCATCCGTTCGATGGCCTCGGGAGTTGGGGGAAGTGGCCGGTATTCGTAGTCCTTGTCGTCGAAGCCTTCCCACCCATCGCGCACGAAGGCTGGCCACACGTTGAAGTAGCCTTGAACCCTGACCCGTGGCAGTCGCCGTCCCGTCTCGGCCGCCTCGGCAAACCGGGTCGCCACGTCGTCGATCGTCCACTCAGCCATGGCGTTTCCCTCCGTACAGGCGTTCTCCAAGTCGTCGCACGAACTCGCGCTCGACGAAATCCAACCGCTTGTCCTCCTCGGATACCACGAGGATGTGCTGGTCGCGCCAACCCTGGCGTTTGATGCTCTCCGGATCCTCGCGGGAAGAACTGCGATCGAGCGGGCAGCGGTATTGCTGTGCCGGGATCTTCACGTCAGACCTCCTGCGTCTCGATGGCCCAGTGCAGCAGTGCCAGGGCATCGGCTTCGTTGTCATCAACCGGAGCGTGGCCACGCGCACGAACGGCTGTGATCACGTCCTCCTTGCCTGCATTACCTTTGCCGGTCGCGTGCTTCTTGATCGTGCCGACTGGCACGCCCTGGTACGGGATCTGGTGGTGCTCGCACCACGCCGTGAGCGTGGCCAGGAATCCGCCGTAGGCGTGCGCGGCATCGGTCGAGACGTGGCGGCGCACTTCCTCGAAGTAGAGGCAATCGATGCCGTCGCCGGATTGCTTGATCTCCGTGAGCCAGCGCTTGAAACGCAGGAAGCGCATGCCACCCCCTTCGAAGCGTTGTGGGCGGAAGCTCTCGGAGCCACTCGTGATGTGGCCGTCGTTACCGTGCAGCGCCCAGCCGGTGGTGGTGCCCAGATCGAGGGCGAGGATGGTCGTGGTCATGGTGTCAGTCCTTGTTTGGGAACAGGTCTGACGCTTCCGACGGATCATGTCGTAACTCTCCGTGACGCGCGCACGCGCACGCGCGTATAGAGAGTTACGATGTAGAGCGTCGGAAGCGTCAGGCCGGTGTGTCGTCATCGGGTTCAGTTGTCGGCATAAGGGGTGTAGGCCGGCTTGGGCGGATTCTTGAGACCCACGCCCCGAAAGCCGCGCACACCCACACTGTTGCGCCACTTCTCCAGCCCGCGCGTGATCAAGAGATCGGAGAAGCGCCGCTGCGAGCCGACAAACTCACCGGCACTGTCGGCCCACTGCTTCCAGTCATTGAAAAGTTCGGCGGTCAACGACTTGGCGTTGGCTTCGCGCACGCAGCGCTCGTCGAGCCAGCGGCCTAGCGCGTCCTCAGCTTCGAAATACTCCTCGGTGGCTTCCACCACACGCCGGGGCGGATCGAGTCGTCCATGGCGCTGCCAGTCCAGACACCCTTGAACCGCCCAGGCCAGAATGCCGTCACGCTCGGCCAGCAATTTCTGCTGCAGGTGCTTGTCGCGGCGCTCAGGCGGCACGGTAATCGTGAAGGGGATCAGGTGCAGTCGACGCTTCATCGCCTCGTCGATGTTGCGAATGGCCGGCTTGTGGTTGCCAGCGACAAAGAGCTTGAACTGCGGGAAGAACTCGAAGAAGTCCTGGCGCATGAAGCGCGCGGAGATCTTGTCGCCACCGGTCAGGTTCTTGAGCTTCGATTCCGCCCAGCGTCGCCCCTGCTCGGTTTCGATCGCCGCGACGAAACGTGCACCGCGCAGGCCTGCCATATCGGTCGGGTGCCGATCAGTCCGCGTCTCCATGAAGGTGTCCATAGGCGCGTTTGTCGCGTAGTCCCCGAGGATGGTGGCCAGGGTGTTCACGAACACCGACTTGCCGTTCGCGCCAGTGCCATACAGGAAGAACAGTGCATGCTCCTGCGTCGAGCCGGTCAGCGCATAGCCCACCATTCGTTGCAGATAGGACTGCAATTCCACGTCACCACCCGTAACTTCATCGAGGAACCTTCGCCAGGTCGGGCAGTCACCTCCAGGTGTGGCCGTGGTGATCTTGGTCATCCGGTCGGCACGGTCATGTGGTCGCTGACGTCCAGTCTTGAGGTCGACAACGCCGCCTGGGGTGTTGAGCAGCCACGGATCAGAATCCCACTCCTCGGTGGTGGCGGCATGTCGACGATCTGCCCTGGCCAGCCGTTCCACACCGCCGACCGTGCTCGAACTGGCAAGCTTGGCCGCCACCTTGGGATTGTCTGCGCGCACAGCGGCGTGCCGGCAAACGCAGCGGATCAGATCGGTTGCGGCCAGCGTGTCCTCGGTTCGCCAACGATTGCCGTCCCACACCAGCCAGCGCCCCCAGCCTGCGACGTAACGCCAGTCACGGTGATAGCGCCGGGTAAAGGCCAGCGCCAGCGCGTCCTCCGTACCCCACACCGATTCGTCGCTACTGACGACGGGTTCGGCATCCTCTGTCACGTCGTGCATCTGCAATCGCGGGCCATGGGCGAGGAAAGCGGCGACGTCAAAACCCTCGGCAATGGCATCGGCCGCATCCCAGCCGTCCGCCGCCTCCTCGGGCGGGTACAGGATGAAGCACGACTTCGCACCCGCCGACAGGATGGCTTGTGCCGCCTGTGTCGCGTACTCCCAGCCCGGCTTATCACGGTCGGGCCAGATCAGCACGGATTTGCCTGCCAACGGCGACCAGTCGGTCTTCTCGACCGGGGCGTTCGCGCCGTGCATCGCGGTGGTCGCCACGATGCCGGCATCGATCAAGGCCTGCGCGCACTTCTCGCCCTCGACCAGAACGACTTGGGCAGCATCCTTCATCCCCGGCTGGTTGTAGAGCGGGCGCGGGTCGGGCGGTGCCATCTTGCGCCGCTTCGCATCCCACGGCCGGAACTGCTTCTTTTGCCCTGGTGGGTCGTAGCGGTAGACCACCGCTACCAGGTGCCCACTGGCATCCAGGTAGTCCCACTTGGCCGTGGCCGGGCCCAGATCATCGACCGGGGCTTCCTTCCTGGCTTTGCGTGACGGCGCTAACCTGGCCCGTCCAAGCAGGTCGGCGGATTGCTCCAGCACCCGAGGGAAGTCGGCGTGGACATCGATGCCGAAATGCCCGCCGATCAGTGTGAAGATGTCGCCGCCGTCACCGGTAGCGCGATCCGTCCATAGCCCCGCCTTCTCGCCATCGAGTACCACCTCGAGGCTGTCGCCCGGACTGCCCAGTGCGTCGCCGATGAGGAATTTGCCATTGCGCTTTTTTCCAGCAGGGAACATCGTGGTCAGCACCGACTCCAGGCGTACGAGCAGTTCTGCTCGAATCTCGTCGCGATCTGATTCCCGGCTGTGCTCCTCAGTTTGAGTCGTGTTGTTGAAGTCGATCATTCGGCCTCCTCGACGGGTGCGGCAGAATCCTGGGTATCCCGATCTTGGACGGCTGCGCTGCGCGCGGCCCAAGCGGAGAGTTCGGACAGGCGATAGCGCACGAGGCCGCCCATCAAATAGTGCGGAATCCGATACTTGGTGCGCATCGCATGGTCGGAGAACCAGTAGTACGGCAGGCGTAGTGCGGCGGCCGCCTGCTTGGCATCGATCATCGGCTCGATGCCTTTCTCGGATGTATTGTTGTCAGTCATGATTGCATCCTCCAGCAGCGGTCCTGCCATGCGCACATTCGGCATTCGAAATGGGTCGGGTCATTGAAAGCGCGCGGCAGGAGTTCTCCTGCCTCAGTTGCCGTGATGACCTTCACCGCCCGATCCGACATGCGCTGGGCCAGGGCTGCGTCAAAGGGCACGAGCTCGGTGTAGATCTCCATCGTGTCGGCGTTGAGTGCCGTGAAGATCGCCGGGTGCTCGTGCAGTTCGAGATAGGCTTGGTAGATCGCCACTTGCGCGGCGTAGACCGGCTTGGCGACAGCGAGGCGGTTCTTCTCCAGCTCGCGCCAGGACTTGTTGCCCAGACACTTGTTTTCCCAGAGCGCGGGATAGGCAAAACCGTCCGGCCCGCCGACGATGACGCCGTCGATGTGGCCCTGCAGGCGGCCGTCAGCCACCGAGAAACCGAACTGCTCACCGTCGGCGTTGCGGGTGCGCAGGTCAAAGCCTGCATCCCGGAGCCACGCGACCATGCAGTCCTCCATGACATGCCCACGCTCGAAGATGCGCAGCATCCGGCCCGGGACATCACGCCCGTAGTCAATCGGAGCCTTGGCATACTCGAACTGCAGCGCACGCTCGCAGGCCACGCCGAGACGCGATGCCCCGAGGTACTGGCGTTCGGACTGGCGGGCGCGGGCCTGCTGCATCCCGGCGTCGACCAAGACGGTGACCTGACCGGAGATGCTTGATGTGGAGTTGAAGTCGATCATGGCTTCCTCCCCTTTGGCTCTTCCCAGGGGAGGTCGTCCTCCAGATCCGCGAACGGGTTGGCCAGAGGGTCGGGCGCAGGCGTCATGCCACGCACCGGCGGGTACTTGCTTGCCTCGTGGTGCGCGACCATTGCCTCGGTGTAGCAACTGACGATGGCGTCGATCACTTGCAGCGCCTCGGCTTCGGAGTAGTCGCCCAGCGGCTTGGTGAACCCGATCTCGCCCGCTGCCTCGCCGAAGGCCTTGAGGCACTTCTTCATCGCGGCCAGTTCGACATCAGACGGATCGATCATGACGACCTCCTTGCTGTCGACGCGACCTTCCTTGACCCGCAGCCAGTTGCCGTACAGCGCGTGAAACGCGTTTTGGCAGCGTTGCGAGCAGAACACCCAATCGATGGGGTAGCGCCGGGGATTGCCAACACCGTGACGGTTGTCGGTGTGGCCGAATCCCCGGGCCTGTCGTTTGCAGACCCAGCATTTCATCGGCCTCCCTCACTGCGCCCAAGACGGCTTACCCGTCACGGGTGCGCGTTGCGGAGTCGGTGCCTGATACGCAGGCGCAGCGGCCTGCGTCGGAGCGCCGGAATTTCCAGTTCCCGGAGCCTTGAACGGCACGCCCATCAGCTTTGCGTAGTCGGAGTGATCGGGCTCGACCGCGATCTTGACCACGTTGCGGTCTTGACCCTTGCTGTCTTTTTCGATGTCCACGCGGGCCAGAAACTCCAGGCCATCCAGTTCATGAAAACCCTGGATGCGGCGCGCGGCGGCGGCCTGCGGGCTGTTGTCCTGGGGGTGGACGTTGCGGGCGCTGTTGAGCGCGGCGCGGATGAAGCTGCGCCCCATCTGGCCCCAGGTTGGGCCCTTCTTGGAGTGCAGACCGATGTTCGACCACATCTTGCGCTTGGCGTGATCACCAGCCGTGACCACGAATTCGGCTGCGAGATAGATGGAGCCGGTCTCGAAAGACTCGGTGGCGTAGCCGCCGCCCCAGCCTTGTTCCGGGTCGTCATAGCCACCGGGCTTGATGGTCATGCGCACTGGCACGACCGCGCCCTTGGGGATCAGGTCAAAGCCCGACTGTTGGGGATCGGCATCTTGGAAATCAAAATAGTTGGACGACATGGCGATTACTCCTTGGATTCGGTGGTGTTTTCTGTGGTGGAGATGCCGCTGCTGACGGGCGCTGGCGACTGGCCAGCACACTTGGAGATCAGCGCGCCGAGATGCGGCGGCTCCAGCAAGTCGAGGCGACCGCTGCGGTCTTTGGCTGGGAAGCCGTAGGGATTGACGGTGTGCGTGACGAAGGCGCGGTAGGCACTGCCGTCGTCGGCCTTGATCTCGGCCAGCGTCACGACCTCATCCACGATGCCGGGCAGCTCCAGACTGGTCTTGCTGCCTTCGATCTGCGGCACGAACACCTTGCGGTTGTAGTCATCGAGGCGTTCGTCGAGGATGGCGACGAACACCACGTTCTTGCCGCGTGCGTGCTGGAGGTGGGTCAAGGCGCTGACCATTTCCTGGCCGAGCAACCCATAGGCTGCGCGCAGATCGGGTTTGCCGGAACGGTCGCTGGTGGCACCAGGCTGTGTCTTGCACCACGCAAAACACTGACGGGACAGTTGCGTGATCGAGTCCAGGAAGAATGTCTGGTAACGGCCCAGCTGCGCCGGGCGGCCGAATTTCTCGATCACGTGGTCGTAGTGCGCCTGCGAAAAAGCGCTCTCCGGCGGCAGCGACTTGTCCGGGCCCGCGAGGAACACGAAAAAGTCGCGGCTTTCCGGCCACGATGCCGGGCGGATGGTGTCGCCCGGCCAATCTGCCACGGCGAGATCGCCCGCCTCGATGTCGAGGAACAAGGTGGTGGCAGGGTCGAGGTCTTTGAGCCGGGTGGTCTTGCCGATGCCGGATTTGCCCAGCATCAGCAACTTCACACCCTTGCGCTCGGCCAAGCGCTGCTGTGCGGAAATGATCGGGAGGGAGATCACGCCACCTCCTTCAGTTGTTCAGCGACCGCCGGATTCCAGAGGATCTGGTAGCCGCTGTGGCCGTTGCGCGAGTACGGCATGGCTTCGGCCCACGCTTCACCGGCCTCAGTCAGCTCCCACTCGTCCCGGTCGTTGCGGAACTGAAGGCCACTGGATGCCAGCAGCTGGTTCGTGGCCTTGGCTGAGCGATTCAGCAATTTGCCGAGCTGGGTGGCGTTGAGCGAGCAGATCGGCTCATTGGCGGCAGGCAAAGCGCGGCGCAGCACTTCCGTGGTCAGGCCGGTGTTTTCCTGAATGCAGGTCAACGTGGCAGCCATCGCAATGCCGGTCTTGACGCCCGGCACCTTGGCGACCGCTTCGCCGATCAGCAGGATGGCTGTGACCCGGTCGTGGGTCGGCGCGGGCAACGCGGCCATCGTGGAGGTAGCCGAATACGCGCCTGTCTTACGGATCGCAGGCAGCACTTCGTTGGTGACCCAGCGCTTGAAACGCTTGGCGGCATCCTTGGTGCTACCGAGGATCAGGGCGTAAAGCCCCGACTCGTTGACGTGGTTTTGGCGTTGACGGCCACCCGCCGTAAGGGTCTCCAATTTCTGGAGATCCTCTGCATCGACGTGGGACTTGATCGCCTGAGACGGATTGCCCATCTCCAGGGCGTCGCAGACATCGGTGGCGTTGAACCACGGCTGCCCGAGTTCATCGACCTGGACGCGCACGGCGTGCGCTTCGAACTGGAAGGGAATGATCGCGCTCATGATCAGACCTCCCACGACACGTCGGCGATACGGTCGGCTCCACGCGCGGCACGCTTGCGCACCTCGGTGTGGAGATCTTCCAGCGCGGTGCGACGGCGACCGAGCGCCAGCGATTCCGCATTGGCCGTCTGGATAGCGAAAGCCAACTCGTCCACCGTGGCGGCATCGAGGGGGACAACGACGTCCTGGCCGTCGGCGCGGCGATACCGGATTTCGTCGGGAAGGTGTTCGCCGTAGATGGACGGCAGTTGCTTACGCAGTGAAGCGATGAGATTGGTGCTCATAGTGATTTCTCCGAATCGATGGAAAGGGTGAAAGACGGCTTGCCGGAATCCACGGTGCGAGCGGGGGCGAACTGCTGTTGCAAGGCAGGCGGCCAGTTCGTGAAGCGGGATTCGGGGACGGACAACTTGATGTCGAGGTAACCGTCGACCTTCTCGCCTGAGGCGACGATGCGTTCGGCGATTTCGGCCAGTTGCTTCTGATCCCAACTGACCTTCTTGGGCAGCTCGAACTTCAGATGCAACCGGCCATCGCTGATGTGTGCGGTGCCGAAGTCACGGCCGGATTCGCGCAGCGCGGTACGGGCCTGCTCGCCGTAGCACTGATCCAGTGCCGCGTCGAACTTGGTGCGCGCCTTCTTGAGCCAGTCGATTGCCGCGTCGAGGTTTTGGTCGATCTCGTGTTTCTGCGCGGGCGGCAATGCGGCCAGTTGGCTGACGGACATCTCGGCGATGTCGGCGGGGAAGATGGTGATGTCATTCATCGCATCTCTCCTCAAACCGCCGCGCGTTCGGATGTCGAGTCGTGCAGCGCTTCGCGCTCAAACTCGAGGATCGCGTCGACCGGGTAGCCGACACGCTTGGACAGCTTCAGGTAGCGTGGGCCGCGACCCTCACTGCGCCAGCGCTGCAAAGTCTTGGGGCTAACGCCCCAGCGTTGCGCGAGCTCGTTCTCGTTGAGCACGCGGCGATCACCGGGTGACATGGTGTTGATCGTCTGCTGTGGCGACCGGGGGATACTGCTGGCTGGTGTCTGCATGGAATGCTCCTGTGACGTTGTTGAGTAACAGGTGTCATTCCAAACTTCGGGTGGCGAACCTTTAAGAATCTATCCGTAAATAATGTTTACGGTCAGCGGCACCTTGCGGAACGCGATGATGGCTGCGGCCAGGTGGTTGAGTGCGAGGAAGCTGCGCTCGAGCTTCTCGTAGCGTACGAGCAGCTTGCG